AAGGTTATGGTCTGACCTGTTACGAATGAGACAGGCGCCGAAATCATGACCATGCCGGTGTTATTGTAAAGAGCAGCACCGACAACCGGATAAGAGTCGTACCAAAGGAACTGATCGAGTAAATCTTGAGCGGTTTGGCAGACTTCCTCAACGATTGAGTCAGAGTAAAGCGAGCCAATACCGAGGTTAGTCCTCAGCTCTGCCGCTGTTACGTATGTCGCTGCCATTACCTTCTCCTTACCTAAGACTCCCTGTCGTTAAGGGCTGTGAACGACAGGGAGCGTCCCGAGGTGATTACGCTGTCTTGTACTTACGGACACCCTTAGCCTGCAATATTGCAGGAGCCATGTATCCATAGATAGCCAGATTGACCTGACCTGTGTTAACGATGTTGACGGAGAACATCGCTGTAGCGCTTTCATAAATTGTTACTGCTTCAGGAGCAATAATGAACGCTGAGTTATCTGCGCCGGCTGTTGAAGCTGCGTAAACATCTACGTAGCTGTCGAGTCCGAGCAAATTACCGCGAAGTGTTGTGCTGCCGATTTGTCCAGCTGCGTTGTATCCGCTTGATCCCGGAATAGTTGTGTTGAAGATTGGGCGGCCTGTTGAGTCTGTGTAACCCATAGCTGCTGCCCATGTACCTGAACCGATTACGACATTCTTAGCAAAGTAGCTTGTACCTGCGTATGCAGCTGCTGACTCTGTTGAAAGGAATGAGATAAGTCCGGCTGCTGTGTTAGCTGTAGCTGTTGCTGCTGTGCCGTTATCGATAAATGCTTGGATAACTGCTGCATCTGTAGCCTTCATGTAAGCGCGCTCGAGCTGAATCATGAGCTGATCCATGAAGATTGGGTCTGAGCGATCAATAAGCTCAAGGCTTACTGTCTGCTGTCCAGCGTACTTAGAGACTGTGTAGCTCTGATAAGCCGATGTCATTCCGGTATTGCTGATTGTGCCGGCTTCTGTTGCTGCTGCAACTGTTGGCGCTGTCTGTGACGGAGTGATGAGTGATGGCACGTTGATTGTGAAACCAGCGGCAGGAAGTGTTGCCTTAGTACAAGCGTCAATCGCTGCGCGACCAAAGTTTGTGTTAGATACGAAAGTTGAAAGGTACTGAGTTGGGTTGAACGCTGGGTTAGTTGAAGTTGAATCTGCTGCTGCACGAACGTAGAGCGCAGAATCTTCATCGCCTAACTTGGCCTTGATTGTGTGGAGTGCGTATGAACCCATAGATGTAATAGGGGAGCGAACGCTGGAAGTGATGTAAGGCTGTGTTGCTTTAATTGTTGGGCGAGCGGCGGCGGCTTCAACTACTGGAGCTTCCTCTGTTGCCTCAACAGGTGTTTCTTCGATTGGAGCAGTAGTCACGTCGGACTCGCTTTCTGTTGGTTGGTTATCTTCTGCAACTTCACCTTCGGAAGCTGCGACTTTAGTTACGACTGCGTCCGAAAACGCAGGTGATTCGACTAAAGAAACTTCGCGCATTACAGCGCTTTGTACGTAAAGAGTTCCGTCCTTTGACGGCTTTGATGCGATTACTTCGACGCCAATGGAAAGTGAAGCGATAAGGCCTTCACTAGCGCGAATGAGAAAATCTTGTCCGGTAGCAGAACTGGATACCTTAAATGTGCCGGTAATTTGTTGTTCGCTGGTTTGAAAGGATTGAGCGCGACCGATTGGGTTAGTTGGATCATGCTGCGCAAGTAATTTGATTTTGGCAGTATCTTCAATTTTAATTGAACCCGATTCAAAAACGACTGGGCCGACTGAGGTATAACCGACTTTATTAAACGGTACGACGATGCCAGCAATAATGCGGCGTTCAACGTCAGCTGCTTCAATCTCGCTACTAAAGTTCAGAATCATCTACTTCTCCATTTCCTTCGGGTGTTAGGCCTTCCATCTCTTTAGCCTGGTTGAGATCGATAAGCCCCAATTCAAGTAACTGCGCGGTAACGGCAAGGCGAGCAGTTGGATCAACACGCAAGAATGTTTCATCAACTGCAAAGCGAACCTTTTGACCGCGTGGCAATAAATCGTCCATTGATAAACGAGATTGGATAGCGTTAATAAACGGCATCAATGTGTAAGCGGCAAATTCTTTACGCTGATCCAATACGTTTTGATATGTGTTGGTGCGAATCATCTCTGCGTCAATCATGTTCGCAGGTACGTTACAAGCACGGGCTAAATCAAGTGCTAAATACGCTTTAGCCTCGTTATACATCATATCTTTTGGTGCAAATGAAATCGGATTAAATTCTAGCGTCGATGTAAGATACGCAGTTCCCTTGCTTTGACGTGCAGCTTTCCACGCGTTAAGAATTCCTTGTACTTGCTGATCTGGTAAATCTGCTCCGTTATTCCGAATATAACCAGAACCCATTGGAGTTTGAGCTGCAATAGCAGCAGCTTTTTCGATGTCGATAGCGGCGCGAATAGTTGTTGGTTGACGCAGCAATAATCCTTGATCGAAAGCCTGAAACGTGACAAGGGAACCGACTCCTGAATCTGGAACGCGGATATTGTTGACCATGTAATAATCAACGGTTGAATTATCAAATGTGTATTTAACGGTTACACGATCGTTTTGCATCCATGAGAATCGTGCCGGACGATTATCATCTTTATACACTTCTTCTACTCTTAAGTAAGCAACTCCATAGTAAAAGAGTGAATCTACAATCCACGCTAACGTGACTTCCATTGGCTGACGTTTATCAAGTTGATCGACCCACGGCAGATTAGGGATTTCTTCACCGGTTGACGTCAAATAAGTTTCAAGCGGAATCGATGCAATAGTTCCAGCAATTAAATTACGGCAACGTGCAATAGCCGGAACGCTTGCAGCATCTTGTCGCAAAATCGAATTCGCGTAATTGTTATATCCACCATATGAACCTGCGCCCCAATATGTACCGAAAGGTGCGTCCATAACGGGTGGATTTAATTGAGCTAATACTGTGGGGTTGGTCGGAGCAGCTTTTGCGCGTAAGCCTAAAGTCTCAAGTAATCCCATAGACTTATTCTAGGGTTTTGTCTAGTCTTTAGACATTATTAAGCCGCGTGTCTAAATAAAGACTCTAGGGTATGACTGAGGCTTGGAAAGCTCGGCCACAATCATCGCCAGCCCGATAGGGGCGGTCACGGATCCTAAAGAGCTGCGCCGGACGATTCGCCAGCCGTTGTCATTCCATTTAGGAGCCACGTTATCCATTTGGGCATCAAGGTTCGGCTGACCCATATGCACTAAACGCTTGTTATCCATCGCTTCCTTAAACGAGGCACACGCCTGATAGAAAGCATTTTGAGAGCAATCCTCGACGGCTATTCCGGACATTTTGAGGCGATGGGCGATAGCGCTGGTCACGAACTTATCGTGCAGGACAAGTCGAGGCTGCCACGTAATGCAATACTCCATGATGTCCTTAGCAATCTGCAATTCATCGACGGCTACAGGATCTTCCCAAATCATGACTAGGGATAACGCTATTGACAAGTCATCGCGCAGCTGACCAGCGACGAGCGAGGCGCTTTTCTTCGTATGTGGATCGACGTCGAAAGCAAACATCGTGATAGCGCCGGGTTCCATGACAAGGTTCGCGTCAACGGCTGCTTCCCATGATCCGGGAGTCCACGGACTCGCTACGCCACCGGTCACGAACTGGCACAGGGTTTCGCGCCGGACGGCGTTGATGTCTGAGGTAGCAATCGTTTCCTCAATGGAATCTTCATCGATGAGGTAACCGAGCGACGGGTTGGCCGCAGCCCAACCGGTACGATCCATAACGTCGCAATTCTCCGGAGCGCTGTACTCGTAATAGCCAAATGACTTAGGTGGCTTGTACTGCGCTTTCTCGCGCATGGTATTGAGCACCTTGCTTTCGGCGTTGCCGGCATTTGAAGTATAGAGCCGTTGAGAATTAGGCCGTGCCAGCGTCACCGACTTAGCCGCGTCCATAGCGTCGGTTGTCACGTTACCCAGTTCGTCCAGCCATAGAAAGTCAGCTGTAAATCCACGAACGCCGTCAGCAGTAGCCGCAGCCACTTCAATCATGTGGCCGTTCTCGAGCAGAATGCGTTCGGATCCATTAGCCCGGCGCACACCTTTGGCCACATCGCCACCCTTGAGCTGACATCGCAGGAATTCGTTATCCTCGATAATCTGCACCATCATTTCAAAACTTTTCATCGACATCTTCATCTTTGAAGACATAATCAAGATATTGGCTTCATCAAAGAGAAACAGGCCAGCCAGCGCTCGCATACGAGCTACGTGGCTTTTACCGGACTGCCTAGCCGTGAGAAGCAGGTTTGACTTACGCACGAAGCGGCCTTCGTCGTCCACCGCACACATATCGTTCATCACAAGCTCCTGCCACGGCAGTAAAGGCTTGTTAATTTTCTTGGCTAATTCGGCAACTTCTCCACCTCGAGTTTTGCCCGTCCAAAATGGGCTATGTAGCCGTGGTTGTAAATCCCCATATAGTCGCGGTTTAGCTTCGGTTGTAGTCATGGCTGAGACGGCCTTGAGTGCCCTGACATGGGGCTATCTAGGACGGTACCCACGGTCTGCGGGGAGAAAGAAGTCTTG